CCATTTTTCACCTATGGTAAGGGCCAGGCGGGCCGTAGCCCGCCCGTAGGATTTGATTAAGCGACGGTAAACGTCAGTCTGTAAACCGGGAACGTCACCGTATTGGCAAGCGTGCCAGAAACCGTCGCGCGGATGCGGATACGGTCGCCAGCCGCAACCACTAGATTAGCGGCCGTGCCATTTAGCGTAAGCGAACGCACAGTATTCGCGGCAAGCCCGGTGCCGCCCGTCGCCTTGGTCGTGTTGGCGTCGGTCGCGGCCAGCATAGCTGCCGTTCCCGAGCCAGCTTGACCAAGGTTGGTGATACCAAAAGTGATATAGTTGGTGTCGTTCGCCGTCAGCGCGTCAACGCCCGAGAACAACGCCGATGTCAGCACGCCCGCAGCCGGTGCGATCATAAAAACATCGTTTGTGCCTGCGGTAGTAACGGCAATCGTCGCGCCCTGCTGGCTCATGGACAAGCCGCTGGCAATGTTGGACGCAACCTTGGAGGTTGAGTCCAGCGTAGTGCCTCCGCTGATCGCTGCGCCTGAAATGGTCGTGCCACTTACAAGCTCAGGATCAGAGAAGGCAACGCCGATAGCTTTTGTATTAGGCATTGCCTTCTCCTGTGATTAGCCGAGACGATACAACGTCCAAGTGCCGGAACCAGTCTTGCGGGCGCGGAACATCTGCGACGTGCCGGCCGTGGCCACCACAGTCATCAGACCCACCAGCGTCCAGCCAGTATTGGTCGTCAGCGTAATAACGCCAGTGCCCGAACCGTCGACATTCATGACCGAAAAGTCAAACGCATCGCCAACACTAGCCGCTGAGGGAATGCCGACTTCAAGAGCAGCAACCGTCGGAAGCTGATACGAAGCCGCCGTGCCGCCCGGCGAGCCAAGCAGGATGCCGTTAAGCACCTGGTTGGCCGTCAGAGTAGCCGACGCGGTCGCCGTAGCCGGTGCCGCCGTAGCAAACATCAACGGTTCGTTGAGGTTGCCGGCGCCAAGCTGATAACCGCCGGTCCCCTGCGAAAGCGGCGGGGTCGGGCCAAACGATTCAAGCGGGTAAGACGCACCCTGCGTGGTAATAGCCATGATTCATTGCTCCTTGATCTGAGATGAAAGAAGGGGCTTGCGCCCCTCCTATTAGCCCCAAAGACGAACCGCCATCTGCGGACGAATGACGCTGTAACCATACAGAACGTCAATACGGCAGGGCAGTCGGTCGTTGTTGATGTCATACTGACGAACAACGCGGAGCGAGATACCGTTGTGGACCTGGCGCGACGCCATATCGACACCCTGCGGGAGCAGAAGGTCGGCGGTGGCAAACGCGATGGCGTCCTTGTGGTAGATGAGGTTCTGCGGATACTGCGTCGAAGCAGCGCCGAGGAACGTGACCGCCTTACCGGAAACCGGCAGAGCATCGACCGTCGCAAGCGCCTGTCCAGCCGAATACATCGCCGGAACAGTGACCGAAGCGGTGGTCGACGCGGTAACGTCAGCCAGAGCCACGAACTGATACAGCGAACCAGTCGACTCACGGGTCTGCGGGTTGACGGCGTAGACATCCGCGATGGTGAACACGTCGCCGGCCTTGATGACCGTCGAGCCAAGGCCCGTCAGGACAACAGTGGTCGAGCCTTCGGTCGTAACCGAGGCGTTAACCGTCACGGTGCCCGTGCGCGAGCCAGTCGTGAACTGCTTGATCGACTGCGACATATTCAGCTCATCATAGCCAAGGATGCCTTCGCCAAAAATGCCGCTCTTGAACTGCTTGGCAATGGTGGACACCGGGTTGAAGAGGCCCTTCATGCCTTCAATCAGCGCGGCGTTCGCAGCCGGGTTGACCGTCGCATAGCGCGGCGACATAACAGCGGCGTTCTCGTTGAGCTTCTGCTGAGCCTGAAGCAGAACCAGCGAGGTAGCCGGGGTCGTGCCGGGCGTGCCAACCGAGTTGCCAATATATTTGAAGCTATTGGCGACATCGGCGTCAATGGACGAAGCAAGCTGCGAAATACGCGGCTTCAGCACACGTTCCGCAAAGTCGTCCAACTGCATGGTCAGTTCGGCGGTCGTAAAGTTGACGCCGATGTGCTTCTGGCTGGAAACCGCGAGCGTGGTATACTGCTCGTTGTCGTCCTGAACCTGAAGCGCAGCGCCGTCCGTGACCAGAGCGCGGTCAGGCAGACGGATACGAAGGGTCGAACCGATCTTAGCGCCTTCGACGGCAAAAGAGTCGTCATACTGGCGGTTCACGGTGCGGGTCAGGACAAGATTATTCTCAAGGATTTCAAGAGCCTTGCGAGTAATCATGTCAATAGTAAGAAGCGAATTAGACATGCCTTATCTCCGATTCTGCGCTTCCCACTTCTTGATCTGCCTTAGCCGTTCCGCTTCGATCCAATCCGACGTTGACATTGACTTTAGTGACCTAGGGTCAGTCGTATCGTAACGCGGACCTGAGTTTGACCGGGTAGCCGTGACAGGAGCAAGAGGGGCGGGCGCGGTTGAGGTTTTCTTAACCGGCGGATTCGAGGTCAGATTAACCTCTATCTTGCCAATCTCTTTTGCCTGCAAGACAGGCGATAGACGGGAAATGCGAGCCGCTTCTTTTGGGTTGGACCCAAGCCAATAAATGACTTCAGGGCCAATATCGGAAGACTGAATCGCCTGCGCCATAATATCCGTGACGGGGAGGTTGGGGTTATACGCGACCTGTTCAAAGTCCTCGTATCGGTCCCGAGCTTCCTCTTCGCGGTCCTTATAGCTGTCAAGAATAGCCGCCTGCTGGGCTTCGGCTTCCCGACGCACTAGAAGTTCTTGAGCCTTTTGTTCAGCCAATGCTTCCGCATAATGCTGAGCCGACTCAAAATCATCCGGCGCGGGAGGAGGCGCGACAGGCTTTTGGGCCTGCTGAAGCCGTTGAGATTGCTCTCTTTCCCATTTACGCTGTTCTCTTGCAAGGCGCTTGCTTACAATGGCGTCCAGCTCTTCCTGAGTGAACGATTTTGTAGGCTGCTGTTCCTCCGGCGTCTCTACAGCGGTCTCCGGTGCTGCCGTGGCTTCCGGTTCCGGCGCGGGGCTGATCTCCGCTACAGCCTGTTCTTCGTCGCTCAAGGCGATACTCCTTTACCTAGCTATCCGGCTAGTCGGTTTACAAATATTACGCTTTTTCAGCGCGGGCGTCAACAATACCATTTGCAAGGTCTTGAATTTTAAGCGCCAAGGGAAGCGCTTCGTTAGCTATGGCGAGGCCGCCAGCTTTCGTTGCGATGTCCAGCATCTGCAAGAGCTTCTGAAGCTCATCTATAGTAAACATAACCTTCTCCAAGGTATATCTGCCCGGTGGAGAACAGCGCGGGCCGAGCAGACAACCTCCCGCGCCGTTTTAATTACGCCCACGGCAGCGCGGGGCGCGCGATAACAGGATTTTTAGTCTCTTCAATTCGCTTATCAAGGAGTGTGTTAAGCTCAGTTATTTTGTCAGCGCCCATAGCACTTTCAAGCCAATTAACAACTTGATTTAGCGTCAGATCAGCGTATGGCGTAAAGGATGTTTCATTAGATAGAGCTATTGATTGCGAGCCATATATCTCAGCAGAGTGTATGCTATCAGTCGCCTGACGCCGCCAGTGAATACTAAAAACAACGTCCGAGAAGCCGCTGTGTTCCGGGTAACATTCTAGTTGAGAAATTACCCATTTATATTGGTTGCTCATTGTTCTGCCTTACGCATCGCTGGTGGTGGCAAGAAGATAATATATTGTTCCGTTTACCCTAAGCGCAATTTTATTCGTAACTGTTACGTTAGTTATAGCGGCATTTGTAACGCCAGCCCCCTCACAATATATAGATGGAATTGTATTTCCCGCGGTCCTGTCGGTTGAGTATATTGTCACTGTATCCGCTGGGGTTGCAGTGGGCGCAGTGCCTGTCTCTACAGTAAGGCATTGCGTGCCAGTTGTGGGGCTGACTGTTGTCCCCAAGAGAATATTGCCGGAAACGTCAAAACGAACCGTTTCTGACCCGTTAATCAGATAGCTAACATATGATGTCGCGCCGATAGCCTGAAATCTAAACGCGCTGTCTACAGAAGACGCGCCTACAGCCGTAACAACAGCTTCCATATAGGAAGAATTGCGAAAAGTGCCGCCTGTGTCCGCACCACGGAACAGAAAAGCGCCTAATATGTCGTTTACCAAAACTGCCGCGCCCGCGCCGCTCGCAGCGCGCGATTTTTGCATTATGTTGTATGCAGAATTAGCGCCCGCCGTTTGATTCCAAATCGTAAATAGTGGGCTGAAACTGGCGGCAGACGTAAAGTTAAAAGCGTCGCCGTTAAAGGTCTGCGATCCTGTAAATGTCTGCCCGGCGTCCGTCCGCGCGATCGTTGCGTTCGTAGACGGGAATGTTATCGTCGTGCTGTCCGTGCCAGCAAGCGTCAATGTATTGTTTGCTGTTAAAGTTTTGCCGTTAGCTATTGTTAGCGTCGACCCAGACGCAGGTGCCGTAATCGCAACCTTATTGATGCTCGTCGCGCTTGCTACGCCAAGAGTGGGCGTTACAAGCGTTGGACTGTCGCTCATGAATGTCTTGAGTTGCGCCGCAGTCGTCTTTACGGGGCCTACGCCGGCCGTTTGCACGTTCGGCACAATATCTGTCGCGGATACGGCTGCGCCCGCTGCGAGGTTAGAAATGCTGGTATTGGCCATTTTATGCCTCTTGCAACAGGTAGCTGGTGCCGTCTTCCATCATAAGGAAATCGACGTTATTTTCCAAAAGTATGCCGTCAGAGATAGCCGGAGCAATGCTTGTGTCGCCGGATACGAAACTAATAATACCGCCGAGCCCGATGGAGACGGCATTTCGAAGGGCGACACCAAAACTCATCGAATGTTAATCGGTTTACAATAAACCGACCCCCCGGAAGATACTTGGATAGCGCTAACCCGCCAAGGTGAACCCGTACCGGAAGGCACAGTAAACGGAATTGGCGTATTAGCCGGAATTGGCGTAGACGCTGTCGTAGCCGTGACGCCCTCGCCGACAATCACATAACATGCAGTTGTGGCCCATACGACAACGCCTTGCGGGCCCGCCGGCCATGTTGCTGTAGACCCAGCCGTGCCGGTATAAGTGATGGTTCGCCCCGGAAAGTTACCGTCAGCAAGCGGATTCAAAAGTTCCATGTCAGCCTCACGCCAAGAATTTCAATTTATACAGCGTTTTCAGATACAAGCCAACTATCTCGTCGACAATGTTCTGAATGGCCGTATCGTCGCCGAACTCTTCCCGGCCTTTTTCAATCTTTTTCAGCGAATCTTCAAGAAATTCAACAACATTTCCTGTTTTTTCCGCCGAATGCAGCGTAATCGGCCCGATCAGACCATGCCGACCCTGATAGGTTTCCACCAGATCATCCGTCAGGTCGATGACCCTGCTATAAAAGCCGCCCAGAGCCTTATGCTTGGCGTATGACCGAGTGTTCAAATGGACGCTATGCGTGACATCGCGCGCCAAAAACAATTGCCCAATCAAATCAGCGCAACTCATTGTTCAACCTCCGGTGCTGGCAGCATATTCGGCACGATGTCGCCCATATCAATCGCCGCCGCGATAGTCCCCTGCACGATATCCTGAATTTGTTCAGGCGTCATGGCTGGCTGCGTGACCTGAATACGCTTCGTCTCGGCTTCGTAAGCCTTGATCTGACTGTTCTGCTCGTCAATCGCCAATTTCTGCATCTCATATGACTGCATAAGCTGCTGAATCTGCGCGGTTGTCTGCTCCATAGCCTGCGCCATCTGCTCCATTTGCTGGCGCATGGCTTGGGCTTCCGGCGACTCGTCGGTGTCTTGCAGCACTTTTGGGTCGAGCATTTTCTCGAACCGCTTGGCCATCGTCTCGGCGCCCGGCCAGTCCATGTTCTTGACGAACAGGTCGCCCGCAACGCTCCAAAGAGCCGGGTTGGTCTGCAAAATCTGACCCATCGTGTCCATGGCTTCCTGCTTACGGGTCATGTAGCTCGGGCCGGAAGACACTTGAACGTCGTATGTG